TATTGATTTGTCAAGATAAAAGGGAACTTTTTTCAGTTCCCTTTCAATTACAACTCTCTTAAATCCGTTAACGCTTTCGTTATCACGGATTCTGGTTGAACACCACTAACTATTTTAGCTACTTCCCCATCTTTCATAAACGCTAATGTTGGGATGCTAGTAATACCAAACTTAGACGCAAGTTCAGTTTCACTATCAATATCAACCTTGAACAGTTTAATAGAATCGTCACTATCAAACTGTTTAGATACCCCATCAAGCACTTTACTCATCATATTACATGGTCCACACCAAGTAGCCCAAAAATCCACAAGTACCACACCACTATTTGTGTGGTCATTAAAATTATCCCGTGTTAATTCAATCATTATTTCTCCTGTTCGCTATTTAATAAAATTATTTCTTCTAATGTTTTTGGCTCGTAATTTAGTATATCAACATCTACACCCACATCATAAGCTCTACTTCTAAATGACCTACCAATATTTCCATGAGCATGTCCGTGCAGATGTATAGCACCATTATGAAACCCTTCCCACTCATATATAGGAAAATGGCATAATACTACTTTTGTATCACCATCTTTTATTTTGTGTATATCATTATGGAAAAAACATTTACTAAATATAGACTTTCTAGAACTACTTTCTTTTAACTTTATAACTTGTTTTATCGCATCACTATCATGATTACCCGATATAAAATGTTTAGTCCCATTCAATCTCCCGATATATTCTACAAATGTTTTAGTATTAAAGCAAAAATCCCCCAATATGTACACATCATCCGAATTACTCACACGATTAATCCAATTAGATACTAATGTATCTTGCATGTCTTCAACACCACTAAATGGTCTTTTAGATAATCTAATCACATTTTTGTGGTCCAAATGAAGATCTGCGGTATAAAATTTCATATATCCTCACATATATTGATCCAATATTTTATTTCTATATTCTTTATATTTATTATCTTCCATATATTTTCGCTCAACTAATACAGGATATCGTCGCACAACACCAATCGACACATAAGTTTTGGCAACCTTTGTTATTTCTCTTTCAGCTAATATTTTAAATGACATACTAACCACTTTACATTCTAGTAGACCAACAGTATTGATAATACTAACTTCTAATATTTTATCCGTTGACTTAATGTTATTTTTAAGTATTGTGTGTCTATTATCAAACATAGACGCTTCTTTACCTAGTTTCGATTTTTTATCAAAAAAGGATTTAAGATATCCCTCAGTCTCATCATTATCTGAAACCGAGGGTATATCATCATAAACTAAAATATCACTAATACTCATTATTTATATACCAGCTAATTTGTTAAGGAGATTTTGAAACCAATCTCTAGCCTTGAGACTAATATGTTTATTAACATCTTTTGGTTCGAGATTATTATCTGATAGTGTATCACTTTCTTCCTTTGTTATATCACCCACGACCCACCTAAGAAAATCACCAGTCATTCTAATATCAGGCGTTTTAGATACCACAGTAAATACCTGTTCAATAGCTTGATTTAGTCTGTTTTCGGTTACAGCATATTCAACGAACTCGATAATAGAGTTAAGTTTTTCGGTATCAATAGGTGCTAATGTTTTCACTTTTGATACTGAATGCTTTTCCCCTTTAACCTTGAACACATATCTATTACCCTTATACCACCCAACCCAAACAGCACCTTCACCTGTAGTATCGTCATCACTATCCAATTTACGACCAAATGCTTTACCAATAGGACATTCTTTTTCGATCTCTGTGGTGATTTCGATAAGTTTATTCTGACTGAGACCAGGATTGGCAAAGTCTATATCGATAGAATATTTTTTGAAATCATGAATATTATATATTCTATTATCATTATCTTTATACATCAACACTTTATCATCAGTTAGATAATAATTACTAGAATCCTCACCCTCATCTACAACTTTAACATTAAATATCACAAACATTTTATCTAAACCGTTAATAGCGACACCCTTTTGGATATTACCACCACACCACTCACCAAACATAACAAGATTTTTATCTTTTATTTCTGTGTTATCGTTACGGATGTTGTCGAAAAATGATTTGAATGTTTCTGCGTTAGAGTTGGCAAAGAAAGCAAACCCAGCATTATCCTTTTCGGGGGTAATAACATTTTTCCTACTCTGAAACCACATTTTCCCGTCACTAGTCATACCTACACCCGCATTAGTCCCGTGGAGCTTCACAGTACCCGTGAATGTTACAATAGGAGCTTTGATGGTTCTATCCATAATAACATTATCATCATCGTCCATACCTTTATATTGGGCTGTGTGTACAACATCTTTAATGATGTTTCGAAATTGTCCAATATCACTAAACTTAACAAATTTATCCATTATAATCTCCTTATTATAAATTATATTTGTATATAATATACATTATTTTTTCATAAAAGTCAAGACAAAAAAAAAGCAGAAGATTATCTTCTGCTTTTTAACATCACTAAATATCAACATATTGTTAATCAGGTAATAGTATATCCTCAGCAACAATTACAGAAGATGCTTCTAGATCTTCCAAAGTACTAGTATTATCTATGATATATTCCCAAAACCGATAATCATCTAATGCTATTTCTGACGGATGCTCTTTAATATATTCCTGTGCCTCGATATTTCTATTGATACGGATAGGAACAATTCGCCAAATATCATTATCAACAAAATTATAAATATCTTCTATCTCATTAGGGAATCTAGCATCAGTTACGATTATAATATCAGAATCAGAGTCATTATTGATTCGTTCAGCCATTTTTTTTAACCCAAAAAAGATCATCAAATCTCTTTCTAGCTATTTCGGTGCCGTATGTTTGTAATAAAACTCGTGTCACATCTGTTTTATCTTCCCAAAAATTTTTATCTTCGAATACGAGTTCATCTAGGACATTATAGATATTTTGTTTAACATCTGGTGATATACCATATTTTAAATCAAAAAACACTCCAAATGATGCTTTAATGTTTTCAACTTTGTCTTTTAAAACCTTACCCAACACTTTAAAATCTTCAACACTAAATTGTTTTAAATCTCCGGCATACAGATCTTGTTTAACTACCAAATTTCTCTCAGAAAACTCTTTTTCTAAAAATTTTGCGTATTGATTTTTACCCGAATTTATCTTACCGCTTAATAATATTAAATATTTCATATTTTACTCGTTTAAAAGTTGAGGTGATACATCTACCCAGTCAATTCCCTGACTACCTTCAATAATAATTCCATTATTAAGTGAAATTTTACCACAAGTACATTTACTAGCAATTATTGACTTAGGATCAACAATAATTTCTTGTTCGCAATGAACACATTTAATTTTCTTTTCCATCATTTTACCCATTTCTCTCAGCATATTCGTACTCATAATCATAATCCCCAGTATAGTGTATCAAAATTTTCCCGCAATTATCGCATTTAAAAGATTCTTTTGGAATTTTTTCGTATTCTTGCCAAGAATAAAATCCCAAACCACATGAACATTCTAAATTTAAAATTTCGTCGTCGTCATATACATTATTTTCAATATTATCAGTATCGAATTTATCAGTAACTTCTTCCACTATATCAGTAATGTATTGTTTCAATTCTTCATCAGTCATATCAGACTCATGTTTACCGTTTATTAATATATCATTAAATCTAGTAGAATCCAAAATAACATCCATTGGACCTAAATCAATATTAATATCTACAGATGTTAACGAGTCGTTAATCATCTCCTTAGCCATATCCAACCCACGGATATATCCTATTAAAAAATCTTTGTTTTTACACACAACAGGAACATAATACTCATTCCCATACTCATCTTTTGGTGGTATATAGTTCATAATAGCCCCACTTATACGATTACGTTTTGGTTATGACCATATTTATATTTATTCAAAATATCATCAATTTCATCCTGAGTCATATGGTTAATATATTCCTCAGCATCATGAATACCAATCTCAAAATAATGAGCTATATATCTTTTTTCTTTCAGATTCACATCTTTTTTGCGCTTAATATATTTGAAATAAAACTTTTCGTTAGGAAGAATAGATTTTAATAGATCAAAATGTTGTTCGTCCGTCAAATTGTGCGTTGTATTAAGTAATTCAGCAACAAACACCAACCCCTCCGACATAGACAGCCATCTATTCACCATATATTGATCATAAGCCTTTTTCACACCAACATCAGTAAAATCTAAATCTTTATTTTCATATGTCATAGCATTAAGAATATCGTATATTGTTATAGATTTTTTCGACTTTTCTTTTTTTACAGCATCAGGTTCTTCACGAATAATATCAGCAAGATCCATATTTCCCCCATTATAAGTCGATATCTACGATAAAATCGGTGTTTATTTTAAATTGTTCTTTACTAATAGGATATTCAGCATCAGCATCAATATTAGAAATAATTTTATCAACATCACCAAATGTTGGAGTATTTCTATCATTAGACACAACTAAAATATCAGCAACAACAACACCATAACCTTTTTTAATAGCTTTGATTGATGCTTCAATACCAAACCCCGAATTAACATCATTATCAAATGATATAGTATTATTAACAAATAGCTCACCCCTAACAGCAATAATACTATCATCTATAGCCACAACATCGTCATAAAAACCATTTTGGCTATATTGCACATGCTCACCATTATCAGCTTCCCCATCAATGCTATATATAATGCCATTAACAGGTTTATTATTAAAATGGTATAGTTGGGCATCACTATTCAGTTCCTTGACCCCCATAACGCCTACAACACCAACATTAGGCATTTCGGTAAATATGTGTTCAATCTTTTCTGTGGCTATGGGGTCAATAATAATTGTATCACTTTTAGTTAGTAATACAATTAGATCATTTTTCAGTATGTTCTGTTCTTTAAGTATAGCTACACCAATATTATATTTATTAGAAATAGATTTTATTTCATCACAACCCTCTTTATCAGAAACGTTAACACACCGAGTTTTTAATTTTGTTAACGATTTAGCTAAGTATGAATCAAATAAATCATCATCAAATCTAGCCGTTATAAATATATTTTCCATCTACGCCTCCCTCAAAATATCCATAATCGAAATCATAAAACCCGTAAATGTTATTTCTTGATCCCAACTTCGTGTAGCCATATCCAAATAATCCGAAGTTAATTTATATAATTCACCTTTAGCTTGACCACTATCAACTTTAGGTATTATAACATCAAACACATATTTGTATAAGTCTTCAAATTTATAATTATTATCCACAATATGCTGTCGAGCTTCTTTTATATTAAAATCCAAAATAAGCTCGGATAACGCATCATCAATTGTAGCAAACTTGAAAATATTGCTATCAATGATATCGAATTGTCTAGAATATTCTGATATAGATTTTATCATCCATCTAATATCAGGATAAAACGCGTCAACTATTTCAGCCATCACACCATCTTCAAATGGGATATTTTCTTTATTAGCAATACCCTCAAGTCGTTTAACTATTTTTGGTGATAATGCTTCTTTATCTTTATCATTAAAGTCGAAATTTATGACAATACATCTAGATTTCAACGCTGGTATAATTTTACTTTCAGTATTAGCGGTCAAAATAAATCTACATTTGTCGTAATATTCTTCCATAGCCCCACGCATCGCTGCTTGTAAGTTAGGAGAAGCCCCATCAAACTCATCAAGAATAACTACTTTACGTCTACCATCAAATGATTTGACAGTAGCAAATTGTGCTATTTCACTTCTTAATGTATCAATACCACCATACAGAGATGTATTAATGTATCTATACATGTAATTACAATCATTAGCTAGTGCTTTTGCGATGGTAGTTTTACCTGAGCCAGGAGAACTTGAGTATATTAATAGATTATCAAATTCCTGTTCCTGAACATACTTATTAAACATCTTTTTATATCTAGCAGGTATGATAACATTTTTCACCGTTAATGGGCGATATTTTTCTATTAATACAGTCGAATTTTTTCTGATATTTTTATTTTCTTGCTCAAATTCTATCAATGTTACCTCTTTTGAGTTTTTTTAAAGATTTGACCTGTTTTCGTTCTTGAGCACGACGTTCTTTGCGGGACACCTTACGCATCTTATTATATATATAATCATCCATGCTATTTTTAGGTGATATACACCCGCAAGGGATAGGGGCTTTAGTTTCACTAACCCTTGCGATATAACCCCGACCCAAACAATGTTTACAATTTTTATCAGGATCATTCACAACTTGCCCTAATTTTTCAGCAGTAGCTTTGATAACATCAAATGGTGTCACGACTTTAGGTGGTTTTCTTTCAACAATATTATTATCAGAATCCACAGCAACAACTTCACTAGGAACTATATTATAGTTTTGTTCGACATTAATATTATCCATCAGCTAACTTCCCCTGAATAAAGATTAAATACTATTTCATCATGTATTAACGATATTCGAATATAATGTTTTTCAGAAATATCAACAACATAATCTCTTTTTGGTGGGAGAAATTCAAATCTATTAGATAGTATGGTGAATTTGAAATCTTCATCATAATCAGTAACAAGTTCACTTTCAAATTCTTTAACAAACGAATTATCACTACCATTAGTATAAATAGTGATAGTAACACAACCATCTGTGCATTCAATCAGAGCTTTATTACCTTTAACTAGGCTATTAATTTTAACCATTTCGTCAAGATCTTCTTTAGTTAATGTGAATCGCACATCACCGTGATCGAAATTAACGTTTTTTGGTCCATTAATAATACCTTCTTTATCCGAAAGTAAATATTTGATCCTAACACCATTACCTGATATAATCATATCATCATTATTGATATTTATATTTGGGCGTTTTATTGCATTAAGATATTTGTAAAAATTGGTGTAGTTATAAAATGCTACTATTCTATCACCATCTTTATCAGGATCGATATCAAAATCAAAATATTTTGCGGGGACAGATAAAATATACGGAAGAGTTTGATTCTTATCACTCTTTCTCACTAAAATTTTATCCTCAACACGTTCGAACCCAATAGAAGGGTTTATAGCTGTAAGATCATTAACAAAGTCAAACAATTCCTGTTTGTATTCAATATGTTCAGCCATCATAACTCCATATACGTAAAATTAAATCATTATTCACTACATAATATACACAAATTTCCCCACAAAGTCAATAACTTTGTGGGGAAATATATCTTATTCAGGTTCAGCCATACCTATATCTATGAATCGTTCATATTCTGGTCGTTGCTGTATCAAAATATTAGCGGCACCTTTAAGGTGATCAGCATATCTATAATGAGCACCTAATCCAGTCCTAAGCTCTATTTCATATATAAATTTATCTAGCTGTGTAGTATGTTCAAACGCAACCTGAGTACCCAAAAGATATGAATACATGTGTGTTACTGATACATACGCAGAAGAAGTGTTGCATATTTTCTGCATGAACTCCGACCATCTATTAAGAAACTCTGTCGGTCTCTCTGATTCCAATTCTTCTGGAAGATAGAATCCCACAGGAATAAAATCTGTAAATTTATACCCTGTTCTATGTCGATTTAAGTCCCTTAATTCAGCAATAGCAATATTGTTGTATGCAAACCTAACCATAGTTCTTTTAAGAGTCGTACCAACCGTACTATATCTATTAGTTTTTTGAGCAAAATGCGAATCTTTATCTCTATGCATAAACGATGGGAAATCATCATCAACTTTAAGCCAAATTTTATCTTCGCAATTATCCACGGGAAATCCGTTATATGCTATTGATGTAACTGCTAATGTTGATTGTCGTCTAGCATGAAATACGCTCGCATCATCAGGATATGAATGCTTCATAAGCCTCGGAGCAATTTTTGATACTTGTTCTCTAATAAGCTCGGCAGCATGTCTACATTCAGGGATTGGCATCGAAGCTAGTTGTTTAATAGTTTCAGCCCACACACGAGCTGTCATAATATAAGCCGCATTCGTTTTGGTTGCCAATGGTATAAAATATCTAGCTCTATCTAACGCATAATTTTTACGGATACGATTTTTAACATTTTCAGGTAAATCTTCAGGTATATTCATAACTTCTGGTGTTTCTGTTGCGATCTTATCGAGTTTATCATAAAACTTGTTATAAATCCCAAACGATTCTGTCATCAATTCTGTCCACTCGTCACGTAATTCTTTTGCTATACCAACTTCTTTAGGATCAACCAATGTGTCAGGCGACATTTTGATATATCTAGTACTAGATTCTTGACCATCAACCAAATTTGATAAATCAAAAATTTTGTATGCCAAAAACATAGAACATTCATCAAGAGTGATGGCTATACCGCCAGTCATACCCCCAATACTAGCATGACCATAATCAACTAATTTAAAAATTCTATCAACAGATGCATCAGGATTATCCCAATCAATTTTACTTAGAATATCATCAATACCTTTATTAGATCTCGAATATTTGGCTAGAGAACTAGCTAATAATTCGGGAGTAACTTCTCTCAATTCTTCGCCACACTCTGGTGGGCGAATAGCAAGAACATTAACTTTCATTAATATTTCTCCTTTTCGGTTTAATATATGGTGGTTTATCATTTTCAACTATATATGTCGGAATATCCTGTGGTTCTGTTGGTTCTTGATCTCTATCGCCATCACATCTAGCACAATTGCTATAGTTTTCATATTTAGTCTTCAGCAAATCATTTATCATTAGGTAAATTTTTTGAGCTTCTTCTATATACAAAATCTCGTAATCTTTTTCATATAATTCTAACAAATGAAAATGCAGTAATAATGCGTGTTTTAGAACACACCATATAGCACCAACCCCATTCTCTTCAAACATCATAAGTAATTTATCCATGAGTTTACGTCTAGTGTCACGAGATTTTTCTATAAAATCACTCAAATCACCTTTAGTATAATTCTTTTCATGAACTTCTAATAAATGATATTCAACATGAGCAGCATTCTGTATAGCATACAAAAGTTCTTCCATTTTATCTCTGTCTATAATAACTTTATCCATAATACCCCTCACTGTGGAAAAATATGTTTTTCTGTGATTAACATAAACTCGTGACCATTTTTAGCACAATAATCTTCCGCAGCTTTCCATTTATCTTTATTCTTTATGTATGTGAACATCTCTTTATCATAACGAGCTTTACGATCTAAACTTCTATTCTTCGGTTTAGTCGGTGCCTTAGTTTGTTTTTCGGGTTTAACTTCTATCATATAAGTTTTCATCCCATCGTGACCATTAACTTTACATAGAATATCGGGATAATATTTATGAACTTTCCCATCTAATGTAAACAGATATGGTACAATAACGGATTCGGCAGACCATTCCACTATATTTTTATTATGATCCATATAATAGAACATACGCTCTTCCCACGAAGATCTAAACAAAACACCATCTTCTGTAAGAATCCCTATATATTTGTGAGGGTTATTTAATTGATAAACACCTTTTTTTGCCGAGTAATTACCTTTACTACTCATAACAATACCTCCTTAAAATTAGTTCAATTTTTTAAGGTATTTAGATATTCTTCCCCATTTACTACGCAGATCGTGTAATTTATTATTCATGAAATATTTAGCAACCATTTTCCCATCAAGTTCTTTCCAAACAAAAGAATCATACGCTAATAATATACTATCTGTTATATTTTTAGGTATAAAATTAAGGTCAATTAACTTTATATTACGTTCATAATTTTCTTTTATCAAATCTTTTTCGAGTTGAGTCTCTTGCATCCCTATAAATTCGTCAACACCATCAGGATAATTTAAAATGCGTTTAGCTGTAACCACACCAACACCACGTTTTATGGGTTTAATGTTATCAGATTTATCACCACTCAATATCTTAACATCCAATTCCTTTTTAGGATTCAGAACATTAAAATATTCACCACCTCTAGGGTTATATTGACGCACACTTTTATTTATTAATTGATTGAGATCGGTATCACCCGACACAATGACAACTTTTTGATATTCTTTAGTAAAAACTTCTCTAGTTAATACTGCTATAATATCATCACCCTCAGTTTCAGGAGCACGTATTGTTCGTATCACAGGAAATATTGTAGCCATATCCGATATCATCGCTTCCAACGCTATCATAAATTTTTCTTTATTGAGAGGATACCTACCATACTGTTTTTTGCGATTACCTTTATAATCACTATACAATTTGTATCGCCAACTATTTTTACTATCGAACGCCAACACAACTTTTGTCGGATCTATATCTTGTATGATATAAAATAATTTGGTTAAAAAATTATGTCTCCATAACACAAATTCTTCATTATCACCGTAATCACTATGTATAGCATTAAAGACGGTAATATACGCAATGTTATGACCGTCTATAATAGCTATTAGTTCATCATCAAGTGGAGCCACGTCTTCAAACGTAATTATATCCGATAAACTCATATATTTCTTCCTAAATCAACCATACTGCCCCGATCATCTAAATGATTTAATATACTTTTCAATTCTAAAACGCCCATCATCATCAGTAGCATCTATTTTTTTGTTGATAACAAACGCTTTAGCTTTATTTAGAACTTCACCAATTTTCTTCCCACCATCAATTTCTAGGAGACTCATAACTAGATTGCCATTAATAATCTTATTAACAACTTCTTTTTTATCGAGTTCTATTTGGAGTCTAGCAACTTTTTCATCAACTTTATTCCAAAATTCTCTTTCAAAAAGATAAAGTCTGGATTGATCATCAGCATAAGCTACCTCATAAAGAGATTCCCAATACGGACTATCCATCATAGCATAACATTTAGCATCTTTCATTTGAAGAAATAGATGCATCTTCATATGATTTTTAATGCTATACCGAACGACATTAGCAACATCTTTTGGTATATGTATCCTATCAACAACTTTATCAAAAATTTCAAGACCTAGATAATCATGTTTAAAGTAATGGAATACACCATTATCATATACCTTATAAGCCACAGGTTTACCTATATCATGAAAAAGTCCAGCAAGTTTGACAGTAGCAGACTTATCACCAAGTAGCCTAATGACCGAAAATGTGTGTTTCCATACATTACCTTCCGGATGGTGTTTTCTGTAATGTGGGTACTTATTCATACAATCAATCTCAGGGAGGATAATTTCTAGAACCCCAAGGTGCCACATCCATTCAATACCATCAGCAAACCCCTCAGATTGAGCCATTTTCCAAAACTCTTTCCAAATACGTTCGCTTGAAACATCAGCGATATGTTTGCTAAGATCCATTATAGCACCCTCAATATCACCATCGAGGTCAAAATCAAGAACAGCAGAAAATCTGATAGCACGAAGCATCCGAAGATAATCCTCACTAAAACGATCATGTGCTCTACCAACAGTACGAATAATCTTATTTTTAATATCTTCCTGTCCACCGTGGTAGTCGATAATATTTTTATTTTCGTCCATAGCCATAGCATTGATAGTAAAATCTCGTCGAGTTGAATCGGTTTTGAAATCTTTCACAACAACCACATCATCAGGTCTGCGACCATCAGAATATTCTCCGTCCTCGCGATAGTTGGCAATTTCAAAGACCTCACCCTCAAATTGTACTACTAGGATGCCAAAATCTTTATTACTACCAATATCGTGAGTTGGGTAGTGTTGTTCAATGATATTAATATCTACCGAAGTAGCTATATCAATATCATCACACTCTCTACCAAGAATATAATCGCGTACAGCCCCACCCACAATATATGCGGTTGAGCCTTCTTCTAGTTTTTTAATTTCAGATACAAGCCTAAAGCCTTTATCAAACATAATATTTTCCTTTACTATTATAATATACCGTTCTAAGAAACTTATAGAAACTTAGCAGAGCTAGTTTCATGTTCTTTTACTACTTCATTGAGATTGCTTTGTTCTAATAAATCAGAACCAAGTCTTACATTCTCTCCATAGTCTTTAAAT